AGCGAATCGAATCACTTGCATCGGTTTATCTGCGAAACATGGGAAGAATCTTCACCTCCACCTTGGAAAGGTATTCCATGCTGGAGGCGAAGCGGACGATAAACAAAACCCTGTTCCCTGGTGTTCCCAAGAATATCATCTTGAAGATTGTGGCTAATCAGCGTGTAGCAGATAGGCTACTAAAGAAGATGCAGAAGAGCGGGATGAACCCGTCCACGATGGCGGCAATTGTTTCGCTCCAGACTGATGTGGCAAAAAGACAAAACTTGTTGGAACAATATTTCAGGGCAATGCGTAATAACGCATACACGATTGCCAGAACATCCATGTCCGAATTGATAGGAAAAACCGGCAAGATTGCTTACGAGTCCTTGCCAAAGGATTTGGTTGGTTTCCAGGTTCATGGCATTCTGGACGAGCGCATCCGCCCAGCCCACCGCGCCAGGAATGGCACGATTTATTACAAGAAACCCCGTTATGACAATCCTGGGTTTGATCAGATGCCCAACCCGCCACTAGAGGCGGATGGCTCGATGGCGTACAACTGCCGTTGTTGGTTGACCCCGATAATGTCCCTGGATGCCAAGAAGTTTTTTGACTTCAAGGGGCGGATCATCCCCAACGCAAAAATTTTTAATGAGTGGTTTTCGACCAGTTCCAAGGACAGGCGGATCATGGCGGTTGGGGTTCGCAGGTACAATGCGGCTACGAAAAGACTGCGAAAAGGTGAAAAACTAGAGTGGGCGAGTATGCTTGACCCTGTCACCGGAATGCTTCTTGACGAAAAACAGCTGCTGGCCGAATCGCCACAAAAGCGGGCAGCTAGGATCAAAAAAGCAAAAAAGGTGATCGGGGGGACTTGACAGATTTCGTCAAGCGAAGATTATAGCGATATGCAAAGTACCCAATTATTGGTCGAAGAGTTGCAGGGCATCTTCCAGTTTGGAGCAATCCAGGCTGGGAAAAAGCTCGTTGTTGACCGAGATAAGGGTATCATTAAGGGTGTGAAGATCATCGGGTTCAACTCCCAGAATGGTCGCCGGTATCTGCCGGAAGCACTCAAGGAAGCGGTTCCCCTGTATGAGGGGATCAAGGTCAACATTGATCACCCGGAAAAAGGTCCGACCCAGCAGAGGTCGAGCCATGACCGTTTCGGGAAATTCATCAATGTCCGCTTCGTGGAGAGTGAGGGAATCTACGGCGATCTCCTCTACCTCAAGAATCATCCCCTGGCCGATTCGGTTTGCGAGGCGGCAGAGAGGGAAGAGATGAACGATGTATTCGGCATGAGCCACAACGCCCAGGGTGAGGGCACGGTGGACAAGAACGACATTTTTGTGGTTTCCAGGATCACCGAGGTTCGCCATGTCGATCTCGTTGCAGACCCGGCAACAACTAAATCGCTTACGGAATCGCAATCGCCAAGTGAGCAGGAAACAGAAGAAGCGGCGGGAAATCGAGTTCGTTACAAGAGCAAAAGACAGGCTCCTGGCGCGAAACGGAAATTCGTGAAAGCCAAGTCCAAGGGGGCGAAAAAGCCGACCGGGACTCTGAAGGAATCTGATGACGAATCTGAAGATGCGAAGGAAATGCACCAGATGATCATGCAGATTCTGACCAAGAACGACACGCCCGATGACAAGAAAGCGGATGAAATTGTTGCCATTTTAACTGGTGAAGCAGGGGATTATGACATGGAAGCGCAAGAGAGCGTCCAGGAAGAAGCCAAAGTTGAGGAAACTCCCGTAGCGGAGAGCGAGGAAGTAAAGGTCGAAGAAGGTGCTTCGGCCAAGATGTGCGAGAAGTGCGGCGCAAAGATGGAATCGATGGATGAGGAAAAGCCGGACGAGGATATGTCCGACGAGGAAGAAGAAAAGAAAGCCATGAAGGAATCCATCGATCCTTCAGCCGAACTCGCACACTACAAGACCAAGGATGCCATCCGTACTCTTTGCGAGTCCAACGGAGTCGAGTTTGAAGAGTCTCTGGTTCAAGACCTTGGTGGTCTTAACCCGGAGTCCTTGGAGCGGCAGATCAAGCGGATTGCCGCTGCGAATCTCGCCGCGAAACCCAAATGCTCACCCACTCAGGCTACCTTCCAGGAGTCGAAGGAGGGTGGCAAGAAGTTTCCTGAAGGTGATTCCTTGTTCCGTTGGTTGGCAAACTAATCTAGAAAGGGGTTGAGCAATGGGAACTGTTTTTGGTGGATCGAAGCTGTACAAGCCAGCTTCCGATACCGTGATGAATCTTCCGAGCGTGGCATCCGCTGCGATCAGCGTTGGTGACCTGCTGTTCTGGGATACCACCAACAAGGTGCTGAAATCCTTCGACCAGTATGTGGCAACCGGCACGGTTAACACCGACCAAGCTGCCATCCGCGCCGTCTTCGCTGGAGTGGCCCTCCAGGGCAAGCTTGCCGCTGATACCTCTGGTGGTTACCCGGCTTTCAACGGCGAGGGCATCACCTTCACCCCCGATGCTCTTTACGAGGCTGATTGCGCCGCTGCGACCTTCGAGCCTGGCGATCTGGTTGCCGCTTCGGTGACCGCTGCTGCCGGTGCTGGGAATGTGGCCAACCAGACCCTGGTGAAGACCACCGATTCCGGTGAAGCCCTGGGTTATGTGGTGGAGCGTTACGCCAGCAACACCACCAAGGTTCGCGTCAGGTTGATCGGGCGGTGGTCGCCCTACAACTTCGCTGACTACAACAACACCACCTCCGTCTAACACGAACCAATAAGGGAGAATCAGAGCAATGAATCCGATCAAGCTTCGTGACCTGTTTGAGTCCCGTGTCAAGGAGACCAATGGTCGCTGGCGTTTCCTCACCGAGATGCGCCAGGGGCTGGGCCTTTGCGACAAGGACGGCAACGACAACCGCGACTTCGCCGGTAACCTGACCCTGAAAGAGCGGGCCTTGCGTCCCGAGCATTTCAGCCTTCAGGAATTGGCCGAGTCCATCATCGGGCCAAGCTGGCGGCAGCTTTTCAACCCCGATTCCCGCGCTATGGGCCAGTACACCGCTGCCCGTTCCATGATGGAAGCGAATGGCTACGCTGGCGACAAGCGGGCCTTGGTTGAGGCGACTGGTTTCGGCCTCGATCCCAGCGCGTTCCTCAACATCAACACCTTCACCAGCATCGTTGGTGGTCTGGTCGAGGTCAAGATTCTGGAAGCCTTCCAGAACCCTGCCTTGATTGCCGACCGTCTGATGCCTGTTGAGTCCACGAAGCTCAACGGTCAGAAGGTGATCGGGGTGCAGAACATCGGTGACCGCGCCAAGAAACGCGCCCCCGGTGAGACCCACACCCGCGCCCAATTCGGTGAGAGGTGGATCACCACTCCCGAAACCCGTGAGAACGCTCTGGCTATTGATGTTCTGAAGGAGACCGTCTTCTTCGATCTGACCGGCCAGGTTCTCCAGATGGCATCCAGCGTTGGCGAAGAACTCGCCTACCGCAAGGAACTGGAAGTCATCGACGCGGTTCTGGGTGTGACCAACCCGTTCATCTACAACGGGACTGGTTACAACACCTACCAGACCAGCCGCACCTTGGGCTATCTCAACGCCCACACCAACCAGTTGGTGGATTGGACCTCGATCCAGTCTGCCAGCCTCCTGTTCAGCCGCATGGAAGACCCCCATACCGGCAAGCGTCTGCTGATCACGCCGAACACCGTCCTGGTGAACCCGGCGCGTCTGGCAACCGCCCAGCTGATCTTGGGTGCTTCCGGCACGGAGCTTCGCACCGCTCCTGGGGCAACCCAGTCCAGCGCGGTGAGCTTGAATGTCGCCTCCTCGACCGGCAATCCTTACTCTGGACAGTTCACGATCCTGTCCAGCCCGCTGATCGAGCAGCGTTGCCTGGCATCGGATGGTCTGAACCTGAACCAGGCCAACACCGATGGTCTGTGGTTCATGATGGAGGCTGGGAAGTCCTTCAAGTATATGCAGAACTTCCCGCTGACCGTGACCCAGGCCGCGCCGAACCAGTACGAGATGCTGGATCGGGGCATTGTGGCCACCTACTTCGCCAACGAGCGGGGTATCCCCAGCGTCTGGAGTCCTTGGCACACCGTCAAGAACAACAACGCTTAATTGAGGTAGACGCTGATGCAACCCACCCAGCAAAAGCAACAGCCTCAACAGCAACAGCCTGTTAATCGCCTGTGGGAAGTCTCAGGAATGGGACTCCCACGGGCGTTTATCAAGGCCTATAGCAAAGAACAGGCCAAGAGCGAATACCGTATCCGATACCAGTTGCACGAATCACGCCCCGTGGAGGCGAAGTAATGGCAGCAGCGGATGATATTAGCTCCGCAATCGACAACCTTGCCGCTGCCATCAAGGAGGCTACGGTAAACCCGAAACCCAATTACACGGTTGACGGGCAATCCGTAAGCTGGGGCGATTACCTTCAAATCCTGACCAGTCGCCTGGACGGTCTGATGAAGGCGAAACAAAGTCTTGCCGGTCCATATCAACGCAAATCGAGGATGGTATCCCGATGAAGTACGCAGCAATCAGCGCATCCAGTTCCGGCTCAAATACAGTTGTTGCTGCCGTAACCGGAAAGCGAATCCGGGTTCTTTCCTATGTGATGGTTGCTGCCGGTGATGTGACGGCAACCTGGCAATCCGCGTCGAACGCAC